ATCTAACGGTTTCAACAACACATTCACAATGAAGCTGTTTGAAAGAGTTACCACAGGTGCAACTATTGTTTTTGGATCAGTAGCAACTCCGGTATTTGTAAATGGCAACACATTTACAATTCAAACTAGCCAGATTAACAGTTCCGCATTAACTGCGGCTGCAACAGTAACACTTGCCGGAACAACTGCTGCTGATTTTGTTGCTGCAGTTTCGGCTGCTAACGTTCCTGGTGTTTCTGCAACAGTAGCGTCGACAGGTTCTATTGTGTTTACACAGACTGACGGTGGCGTGATTGTACTAAAGAACGTAACAGGCACTCCGGTCACTGCAGCTGGTTTTGACACTTCAGTAGACGGAGTTCGTGCAGGTACCGACGGATCATTGATTTTAAGTAATTGGGAAGCATTAGTTTATGTTGCTAGCGATGTAGCACCAGATCAAGATCCTGATGCAGGTCAATACTGGTACTATTCTGCCACTGATCAAGTAGATATCATGATCAACAACAACGGTTCTTGGGTAGGATATCAAAACGTAACCAATGATGTCCGTGGCTATAACTTGGCTTTAACCAATTCCACTGGACCAATTATTTCTGCGTCTGCACCAATTGCACAAACTGATGGAACACCATTGGTTTACGGTGATCTATGGGTAGATGTCAGCAATCTCGAACTTTATCCAGTTCTATATCGTTGGCAGTCTGTCTCCAACGTTGATCAATGGGTCGCTATTGACAATGCTGATCAAACTACTTCAAATGGTATTTTGTTTGCCGATGCTCGTTGGGCAACCAACGGCACTACTGACCCTATCACTGGTGCACTGCCGACTATTTTAAGTCTGTTGACCAGCAACTATTTGGATATTGATGCACCTAATCCTGCTGTTTATCCTGCAGGCACACTGCTGTGGAACACACGCCGCAATGGTTTTAATGTTAAGACATTCCAGCCTGACTATTTTACTGCAACTGCTTTTAGTGTTTCACCTTACGACAACGGTACAGCTTATGTTGTTAATAACAAGGTTATATACAACGGCGTTATCTATGTTGCTATTCAAGCAGGTACTGGTAATTTACCTACTAATACTGCCTACTGGGCAGTGCTAGAAACCAATGCTTGGGTAACAGCTAGTGGAAATCGCATAGACGGATCACCGTACATGGGTAGATTAGCAGTTCGCGCAATTGTGGTACAACAGTTAAAGGCTGCAATTGATTCTCAAGCAACCTTGCGCGAAGAACAAAACGTGTTCAATTTGCTTTCTTGCCCACAGTACCCAGAATTAATCCCCAATATGACTGCCCTCAACAACGAGCGCAGCAATACAGGATTTGTTATTGGTGATACACCGTTAAGACTTGACGCTTCGGGCAATAGTTTGGTAACATGGGCAACCAATAATAACGGTCTTGGCGTTCCAGCCGGAGACAGCATACAACTGGGAGATCCATATGTAGGCGTGTTTTATCCCAGTTGCCAAACAAATGACCTCAGCGGAAGCCCTGTTGTTCAGCCACCAAGTCACATGATGCTGCGTACTATTGTTCGTAGCGATCAGATTGCCTATCCGTGGTTAGCACCTGCAGGCACACGTCGTGGTTTAGTAGACAATGCTGCACGTCTGGGTTATATCAATGCTCAAACTGGCGAGTTTGTTACAATTGCAACCGGCCAAGGTGTAAGAGATGTCTTGTACGAAAATCGTATCAACCCCATTACCTTTATTCCAGGTTCTGGTATTGTCAACTACGGTAACAAGACAGTGGCTAGCAGCCCGAGTGCGTTGGATCGTATTAACGTGGCACGTTTGGTAGCATTTATTCGTGCTAGACTTGAGCAGATTGCTAATGCATTTGTGTTTGAGCCAAACGATCAGATCACACGTAACGAAATCACCAATGCTATCACAGGTTTGATGATTGACTTGCAAAACAAGCGTGGTATCTACGATTACTTGGTTGTCTGCGATCTCAGCAACAATACACCAGCACGTATTGATCGTAATGAACTTTATGTTGATATTGCAATCGAACCAGTTAAGGCAGTGGAATTTATTTACATTCCAGTGCGTATCAAGAACACTGGCGAAATTGCTTCAGGTAATATAGCAAGTTCTTCTGCTGTTTAACAATGTGCAGCACATAAAAAATGGGGTTTAATTACCCCATTTTTTTTGATCGAAAAGATCATAAATAATTGCATATAGGAGATATACATTATGGCCGTTTCATCACTAACCAGAATGACAGTGCCGTTGGCAAGCGATCAATCCAGTCCAACACAAGGTCTACTGATGCCTAAACTCAAGTATCGCTTTCGAGTGACACTTGAAAACTTTGGTGTAAGTACACCTAGAACAGAATTAACTAAACAAGTGGTTGACTTCACAAGACCGTCGGTGTCGTTTGAGGATATCACTATTGATTTGTACAACTCTAAATTGAGACTTGCCGGCAAGCACTCATGGGAAGATCTTACACTCAATCTGCGCGACGATGCTAGCGGACAAGTTCAACGCCTGGTAGGAGAGCAGTTGCAGAAGCAGTTGGATTTCTATGAACAAGCTTCGGCACGCAGTAGCGGCGACTACAAGTTTCTGACACGTTGCGAGATTCTTGATGGTGGCAATGGAGCATTAACTCCGACAGTATTAGAAACTTGGGAAATATATGGTTGTTTCCTTCAAGCAGCAAACTACAACGATTTGAACTATGCTTCAAACGAAGTTGTTAGCATTGCATTAACTATCCGCTTTGACAATGCATTACAGACTCCATTAGGTACTGGTGTTGGTACATTTGTTGGTCGAGGCGATACTGGTGTTGTATCAACAACCAGTACTGGATCGTTGAACGTAGGTTAAAAATATTTAACTACGAATGTCATCATTTGGCCAGCAGTATATCACTAACGTCTATGGCACTGAAACTCTTAGGGACTATGCACATGCTCCTAAGTTTTTCCGTGCTAATAGTCTTGAACATGTACCTCGTGTCAAGTTTTTATTTCATGTTTATTTTAATCTTAATACCAATCCGCAAACTGGTATCCCTGCGCTACAACAGTCATTGGGCGAAGATCAGACTCGCATAGGAATGTTGGTAAAAACAGTTCAGCTACCGCAGTTTACCATTGCAACAGAAACGTTAAATCAATACAATCGCAAAAGAGTTGTACAAAAAAAGATTGACTATAATCCTGTTCAAGTCGAAATGCACGACGATGGCGGCGATCTAATACGCAATCTCTGGTACAACTATTTTTCTTACTACTATAAAGATCCCAATCAGCCCTACAACGGTGTAGCTGCCACTAACGGCGCGGCCGGAGTCGACTCTAGTCAAGCAGCAGGATTCAGCTACAATAGTCGGGACATTTATACCAATGAACGCACAGTCAATGACTGGGGTTACATTGGAGAAAGCTATAGTGACGGTACCAACTCCGAGAACGGTAAACCCGCTTTTTTCAGAGACATTACAATTTATGGGTTCGATCAGCACAAGTGGGTATCGTATGTTTTAATTAATCCGTTAATCAGCAATTGGAATCATGATACCTATGACTATAGTCAAGATGGCGGCACCATGCAAAACACAATGACTATACAGTATGAAACAGTCAAGTATTATTCGGGTGCAATTGGCGCTGATAGACCCGACACTAATGTAGTGGGATTTGCTGATCCTAGCACGTATGATCAGTCACTGAGTCCGCTGTCGACACGATCACAAACATCTCTAGTGAATGGACAAGGTGGTAATTATCCAGTGGGTATAGGGAAAATATCCGATGATCAAGCAACTTCAACGGCAGGACGAGTAGGTGGTGTTCAACAACCAGATGTTGCTTATAATGATTATCTGAGACCTCCAACACCCAAACCGGTGGGATCTACACCACCAGTTTTGAATAATCCTGCAGCAGTACCTTCTGTCACCAACGGAACACCTCCAAATTCTGGACTACAAATACCTACACCGCCATTGCCAAGACAATTTAATCCCACCACTGGTGAACTAGGCGGACAACCGGGATCAGACTTACCAATCTCAGCATAGGAATTAAAATGGGCACTGTAAATGCATTAAATCCCAACATTGATTTGTCGGCCAGAGTATTCAATGACTTTAATGCTCCTACAATTGAAGTCGACGGCAATGAGTACGATGTTGTTAACAGTTACTTTGTGTCAGTATTTGCAGATCCTCTTGAAGCACAAAATCTCACT